TATTTTGTACCGTCATCATATCGCCTTATTTAAAATTACGTTTACCATTCTCAATGTAGTACTATCTCCATTATTTCCTAATTGAATAGCAACTATAAAATATTGGTTTACTGACCAATCAATTGAAATTTCACTCGGCGCACTTGTTGCCAGCGTTGCGCTATCAGTTAATGCCCCTGATGTAGAACTTATAAAATTTGTAGTTGCGCCGTCAATGTTTGCAGTTCTTTCTACTAAAAAGAATCGCCCGTTTAAATTTGTTGTGGCATAGGTTGCTAATAAAGTTGCGCCCGATAAACTTGCGCTTGTATTGATATAAAGCCTTACGGTTGGGTTTGCAGATGACCCGCTCGGTTTTGTAAACTTAGTCGCTATTTGTAAACCGTCGCCAGTTCCAACAATATTTGCTTCGATTAATTTAGAATAAATTAAAGTATTGTTTGTATTGCCCGTATGCGTTGTATTTGGGGATGCCTGAGCCAAAACCGTTATATTTGGCGTTAAGCCATTTATAGTTGAAACGCCAGTTAAAACCCCGCTATTAAAACTTGTAACGCCAGCGTCAGTAATATTTATTCTATCTACGTTATTTGTCTTAAAAATTAAATCCGCAGTTCCTTTGCCCTCAATAACTAAATCAACATTATTTTGCGAATGAATCAAAGGAACTTTGTGAATTTCCCCGCCCGTCATGTCAATAGTTTTGCCATTGCAATTTATTGAACCAACGGGATTAAGGGTTAAATCGCCCGTTGCCGTTATTGTATTGACATTTAAGAGGTCATTGTTATTAAGGTCAATATCATAACTGCCCGCTGAATTTCCGTTGCTTAAAACGCTTGTTAAGTCTTGCGAACCGCCCCCGCTTAATTTAAAAAAAAAAGACCCTACCAATAAGTCAATCAAATCGTATGCGTTGCCGTTAAACGCAATATCTGAGGCTGGGTCAATCCTTGTATGAGTTATTTCATTTGTGTAAAGCGTTGTAATTTTATCGCTATTTGTATAAACATCAACCGCCGTATTTGAGGAATATTGCAAATAAGAATCAGTAATAAATTTCTTTAAAACTTTATCATTTGCATCAGTTAAAACAACGTTGCCGTTTGTTAGTTTGACTATTTTCATTTTAGTAAAATATTATATTAGTTGAATTATTTTTGCTTACTTTACACGTTGGGCAAGGTAGCAAATATTTGTTATAATAACCGCAATGGCAATAATCATTACAATCGTCGCAATTATTACATGGGCAATAATGGTCGCTAAAAAGAGGGAAATCCGTTTTGTTATCACAAAGGTATTTTTTTACTATTTCGGTTAAATTTTCAATTCTTTGCATCATAACATCTTGCATATACTTAACTGAGGAAACCCCGCCATTTTCTGCAAACTCTGAATTATTTTGAAATATACCCTTACTGCCTACCTGAAAAGTAATAAAAGGCAAACTTTCATAATAAACGCAATATGAAACCAAACGCAATAAATACAATTCCCAAAGCGACTCGTAATTTGCCAGCGACAAACCTAAAAACTTATCAACTAATGCGCCCGCATCGGGGTTATAATTGCTTATTAACGGGTTTTGTTGCGCAACCATATCATTGTATAAATCCTTAGTCAAAATAGGAATTATAAAACGTTCCTCAGCGCTTTGTATATGAGGACTGATTACGTTTATATCAAAACGCGCATTTACGGGCGCGGCTCTAAATGTACCCGTATTAACAACCTCAGCGGGTTTAATTAGTGTTATCATTTATTTCCTCAGTTTGTTGGTTTGATAATGGTTGGAAACCTATCTCGGCGCGTTGTTCGTCTTGCGTTAATATTTGGTCAATCTTAATATCGCCAGCAAATGAAACGGGCATACCCTTAGATATATCAAGCGCAATACTATTCCAGTTATTGCCCAAAAATTTATTTGCGTCTTGAATAACGGGGTTTAAAAATTTCCCTAAAAACATTCTCTGCAATGGTCGAATAACTGTATTATAAACAATATCAAACTCAGAACGTATTTGCTGGTTTGTTCCTAAACTACCCGCAGTTTTTAAGCCAGTCAAAGCAACAGTCCAACGATTAGCGGATATAATAGATTCTTGAGAAAGTTTTTGTAATTGAGTAAATTCGCCGTCATAATTGTTATTTAAAATTTGCACGTCAGCCTTTGAGGTTTCATCCCTTAAAGCCTGAATAAACATTTTTGAATTATTGCCAGTTCCCGTAAAGCAACCTTTCATTGCATTTACAACTTGTTGCGCTTCCTCCTCATTTGTTGAGCCAAATAAGGAAATTATTGCGCTGGGCGTAAATCCATTTTCAAATTTTGATTGATTAAATTTTGGTATTCTATATTCAAGTTCAGCCCAAATTTTTGCGCTTACCCAGTCAGGAATCCCCCAATACATTAAAGTAGGTTCGTAGTTTTTTAAATGTATTATTGACTTTTCAACGCCACCGCCAAAGTCATCAAATTTCGGGAATATTGGTAAATCAATCGGCGCGGTCGGGGTTGTATAGTAATGGCTTTCAAACTCTGAATTTACCCCAATATGAGTTGGCGCATAATAGTTTTCGCTTGCTTTTTTTGGTCTGCACCATGTAATTGGCAAATTTCTAATATAATAAACCTTTGTATTTCCTACCTGAATGCGCGTTAATTCTAAAAAAGCATTTCCAAAACTTTTAAAATCAGTTATTGTTTTTACAGTAATTTCGTCAATATTTTCGCCCTCAGGATTTAAACGCATCAACCAGTTATTTAAACTAATTTCGGCATCAATACTTATAACATCTTTTTGCGCCTCTGCAAGCCTTACTGACGGCAATACGTTCATAGATGAACGCGGGACAACGTAATAACCGTCGCCCATGAAATAATTAACCGTTTGTTGTATTATCGCGCTTTGAGTTACTGAGTTATTACATATTGCTTGCAACCTATCTAAACGCCAGTAATCAAGCGTTGAAAATGGTATGTATTCAATAACTGAACTATCCAAATTTTGTTTGGTGGGTTCTCTGAAAATGTCATCGGCTAAAAAAGGACTAAGCCCAAAACCCGCAAAGGCTTGAACGTTTTTTTTACTTTCGCCTTTTGCGTTTCCTCTATTTATCGCCGTTTGTTTCCTCTGCATTGTCAATATGTTTATTTGCAATTTTTTTACCCTTTGCAACCTCAATAAACTTATGTCCTAAATGGTATAAATGTTCTAATTGTTCAGCGGTTGCCTCTTTCAAAAGTACGGAAAATTTATTGCAATGAACCGTTATATTTTCCTTTCCTTTAATAACTTTAAACATACTATTAAAATTTAAAAAAGAGGAAACCAATCAAAAGATTGATTCCCCCTTTATAGTGATTTGATTGGGTTTTATACGGGGATAACAACCGCGCCGTCAAGTGGTAAAGCCTGAACCGTAGTTCTTGCAGTTAAAGTTACCGTTGCTTGGTTTTGGTCATTAATTGCCGTTCCAGTTGTAGTTTCAAAATTTGTCAACTGCGCTGGGAATCCGATTCCTAAAGTTGTTAAATCGTTTGTAGTTCCCCAAATCCAACGACCGCCGCCGTTTTCTTGATGTATAATTACAAACCCGCAGCAACACGCTTGCATTTCGGCAATAGCATCGCGTACATCCTGAGAATGACAAGGGAATGAACCTACCAAAGTTTGCGTTATAACTGTATTACAGTTTGTTCTCTCGCCAGTTTCGGTAAAACTTGCAGTTTCTTGATAAGGCTGAAATTCATAAAATTTCGTAAGCGAAACCATTGAGATTGCAGTTACTTCGCCTGAGGTAATTGTCAAAGAGGCAACGTCCTCAACTGATGCAAGCCAAAACTTGTCTAAACCGCCCGCGCAACTTAATGAGCAACTTACTGAATAACCCGTTGATAAACAACTCATATTTTTATTTTTTTAAATTGTTAATTAATATGCTACGGTCAAAAATTCGTTATGCTTATAGTTAAACCCTAATTGCATTTTAACCTTGCTCAAAAGTTTTTCTTGATATCTTTCGTACCATGTTTCAACCTGAGTGAACGGGTCTTGAATATCAGTTCCCAAAGTAAGGTTTTTGCGCTCAGTATATAAAACAAAGTTTGCATTTGAAATACCCAAATATTGTTGAGCATACGCTTGCCAGTCATACATTGGTTTAACTTCAACGCCGTTAAAAGATAGTTGATTTGTTCCGTCAACCAATAGGCTTAAATGACCAGCTGAGGAAATACCGTTGTTTTGTAGGTCAATCAAATATTGCTCATAAACGTTTGCGCTTACTAACAATACTTTTCTATTTGACGGCGTTGCTTTCAAATAATTTGTTGCGTTGTTATAAACTGCATTCAATAAATCTATACCGTCGCCAGCCCCCAATGGAGTACCCGAATTTGAATTGATATAAGGAATCAAGTTATTAGCAACTAACTGAGGCAAATAAACTGACCACATACCGTCAACCAAATTTACATCATTATCAACGCTTGATTTATCGCCATAAAACGCAAGCAAAAGCATTTGTTTTTTAACCGCCTGAACCATGCGAGTTAAAAGAATATCCATAAAAATAGTACCCTCCATATTGTCGCGTCTTGTTCCAACGTTTTGCAATTGCTGATACATTGTATTTTTGAACTCGTCAAAACATAATTCAACGTTTGCCTTTACGGATTCAGTTTCAATGCATCTTTCATAGATTGCAAAGTTTCCTTTTGGCGTCCAACCACAACCGTCAACCGTTTGTAAGATATTTCCCATTTCTGAGGCATATCCAAACTTTTGTTTTTTGTTTACGAAAAGGTAGGTATCAAATAAATCCTTTACGTCTGCATCAAAAAATACGGGGTTTAAAAATAATTGTTGGGCTTGTTCCCCTACTAAGTTTATATTAAAACTTCCATTTTCAATATTTGCCATTTTTCTAAATTTTTAAAATTAATAAATTAAGCTAATGTATAACCGATTGTTATTGCATAGGCTGCATTGCTTGGGTCATCGCTATTAACAGTAATAGTACCAGTTTTTGCGCCAGCGGTTAAATTTGTATTCACAGTTCCTGAATAAGTTACATAACTATTGGGGAAAATTGTTGAGCCAAATGTAGGTTTTACAAATGTTAAAACTTGACTTGTTTTAGCTAAAGTCCCAACGGTTAAAACATGACCGCCTACGTTCCAAACTTGGATTTCAAAAGGCTCAGATGTACCGATTGCAAAAGTACCTAAATTATAAGTTCCGCCGTCAGCAACAACAGTCCCGTCAGGTTTTCTTAATTGAGCAACTTGCGCGCCTAATGTAGTTGTATCAACTGAATAAGGGCTTTGAGTTACGTTATAAGGGAAACTAAATTCTTGGCTACAAGGACAATCAACTGCAACGTTATCGGTTGTTTCAATGATAACCTGAACAGTCCAGTTTACATTTGCATTTAATGAACTTGTATCAATTGTAATGCTTGAAACCGTACCAGTTCCAACGCCAGCAACAAAATTTCCTTGACCGTCATTGATTACAACTTTAATAAACCTTGTATTGTAACCGCTTGTAGGGCTTGAGAAAGTTACAACGGTTGAGCCCGCAGTTGTTTCAACCTCAGCAACTAATTGAAAACCCTCGCAACAACAATCTGAAACTTTTAAAATTTCCGCGTTTGCTGGGTTTGCTAACGGGTTTGTTCTGCTGAAAAAATATTCAGGACTATTCCCCTCAGTATAAAAATTTTCTTTATTGAATGCCATAATTTTAAAATTTTATTTTTTGAATAATTGTTTTAACATCGCATTTACAGAATCAATTTGCTCAGCACTATATTTGTTTTCAAGTTTTGCGCTGGGCTGGTCTTTTTTGTAAATGTTTACTTTGCCTTTTGCTTGCATTTCCATTTCGTCCATTTCTTTTTTCTTAGCCTCAAATTTTGCTTCAAGGTCTGCCAGTCTTGTCAATGCCTCTTCAAGTTTTGTTTGTAGTTCTTGAATCATTAAATCCTTTTCCTTAACAACTTCGTCCATTTTATCGAGGTCTTTATTTTTTTCCTCCTCTCCAATAGATAGTTCCTTTTCGATTTCAATTTCCTCAGCCCTAAACCAGTTAAGGAAAGAATCTAATAATCTGCTTGATTTTTTAGTTTCCATTTTAAATAAATTTGTTGGTAAATTTTTGTAATTCGTAGCTTGCGCTCTCAATCTAAGAATTGCCTCATTATGCATTTTGACAATTTTATCTTCATTTTCAACGTAACCGTCAACTAAACCCAAATCAATTGCTTGTTCCGCGCTTAACCACGTTTCCGCATCCATTAATTTTCTTACCTTGTTTTTGGTTTGTTCCCTTGAACCGTTTACATATTTGCCTGATGCCTTAATTTTATCTAAATAGGCGTTAAGCATATTTGTATCAAGTTGTTCCATAGTTTCGGCATTTTTCATTAAATCATGCTTATTCCCCTCAACCATTCCCCAACTGTTATGAATCATGATATAAGTACCTTTTGAAACTAATGCAACTTTTGCCTTTACTAATAACATCGTCGCAATTGAGGCAACAAAGCCCAAACCCTTAGCAATCGTATTCCCTTTATAATTAGCAATCATTTCGCCCATAGCCATACCCTCAACAACCGAACCCCCCTCGCTGGCAATATTAATTACAACCTCATTTGGCGCATTTTGGTTAAGGAACTCAGCAACCAATTGTTTATTGTAATTACTGAATGAATCAATTTGCCCGACAATATTTAACTCTGCTATCATATTTTTGCTTTGCGCTTTTTTGTCAATTTGTTTTAGTTTTCTTATTGCCCATTCTATACCCTCAGTACCACCCCAAGCATCCCAAGCCAAACCACCACATCCTTCGCTATACGGAACATCTTTATGCTGCTGATGTCTCTTAAAAGATGCCATTCTGGAAATCGTTTCTCTTGAAATCGGTTCTCTCTTTGCTAATTGATTGGCTCTTTGTTTGCCAGTTGCCTCAAGACAAGTTCCCCATCCATTCTCTTCTGCCCAGTTAAGTGCTCTTTGTGCATTCTCGGATGCTGCTTTAGGATAGTCATTATATGAATCAGCCATTAAAAAAACATTTATTCAAAAATATAACAACTTGTTTTCAAAAATTTATGAAATAAAAAAAGGCTTGCCAGTTACGGCAAACCTCCCATTAATAATAAACAAAAAAACTAAACTTCAATATTTTCGTAGCAATTATGACCGAAAGCCATACCGCACAAATGTACTATTATATAAAATAAAGTTAAGGTAAAACATTCGTCCTGAATAGCAAATATCAAAGGTAATTGCATAAGGTAAAAAATTACCTGAGTATAAAAACGGTTAAACGTTTTATCGTCCATTAATCTCATTAAGGCTATTTGACCAATGCAAGCCCCAAAGAAAATTAAAATATATTTGAAAACTATTAGTATCATTTGTTATACATTTTATCATTAAATTCGGTTTCGTTTATCTCTGCATTTAAAAATTCCAAAACGGGTTCAATAAGTTTTGCAAGGTAGTAAATCTCATTTGCAGTTCGGGTTAAATTATACTTGGATTCATTTTTTAAATCCTCATGAAATTCCATAAGCCCAAAATACAAATCGTTTGGCTTTACTTTTTTACCAGCCCTTTCAACCTCGTAGGTTATATGCTGGGCAATCAAAATTAAATCATTTACAATTTCTTTTTTCATTTTTAGTTATTTTAATGGTTAAAAAATATTTGCGCTTTAATCTTTGCTTCCATAGGTTTCATTATAGTATTGTTCTGCTTGTTTAGATGCTTCCATTTCTAATGGGTAAATCAATCCTAATAAATGGGCATCTATTATCTGCTCCTTCTCCATTTCTTTGGCTTGTTTAAATGCTTTTGTAGGTATTTTAATATACATATTTTCATTCGTAATTGAATCAACATTAACTTCTAAAAATTGATTAATTAACCATTCTACTGCTGTTTGTTTCTTTTCCATCTTATTTTAGTTTAATGTATTTTTAGTTTTAGATACCGCAATTAAAACTGCGGATAACAGTCAGTAAGCGAAATAAACTTCGCCTACTTTTGTGTTATAGCACATTAAAACGATGCCATAACACCAAATAGGCGCAATACTAGGTTTTCGGTACTTCAACACGTTTGTAGATTAATATCCCTAAAAAATACACGCAAAAGCAATCTGCTTCTATCCAAGTGTACTGTTCTGTTTTAGCATATTTATTCCAATAAGTTCTAAACTGGTGTTTTGCTTTGTATTTTTTTACTTCTATCATGATGTTTCGTTTTTAAATCCGTACTGCGCCTATTTGTGTTCCGTTATAGCCTTTCTATTTCTTGTTTTACTTCTATGTAGTAATTATAGATTTTATCTGTAGAATAAAAGGCTACCTTTAGAATTTCATCAACTGCAATTAATGAACATTCTTTTGCAGTAAAAATATTAATGTCTTTATCTGATTCAACATTTAATGTTAAGTGCAAATACTGATTAATCAAATCTTTCGCTTTTTCTACCGGTGTCATTGTTCTATGTTTTATTAGTTAAAAATTCCTATAAATAGCGATACTCAACCTTGCTATAATAGTGATGCAAATAATGCCTGATTGTTGTATCAACCAGTTTATCCAGTTCTGAAATTTCAGCGTTGGTAAAACTTGCAATAGTTTTAAAATGTTCTAACTCGTTGCCCTCAGCATCAAAGAAAGTAAGGTCATCGGCTTCGTAGCGTTCCTCAACGCCAGTTTCAGGTTCGTAAGGTTGAAACCAATAATTGTTGATTTGTACGGTTAAGTTTTTAAATTGAAAATTCATAGTTTTATGTTTTAATGTTATTAATGTATAACAAAGATACAAAGGCTTTTTTAATTTCAAAACATTTTGGAATATTTTTTAAAATATTTTTTATTTTTTTTTCTACGGGAATTTTAAACGATTCTTTCTGAAATAAACATAATAGTTTGCCAGTATAGAATAAATCGCTCTTTGCTCAATGCCAGTTTCCTTTTGGATAATCTTTATAGCCTCAGCCCTTGTATTATCTTGTATGTATTCTTTGTATAGTTCCAGTACAACAAACCTATTAATAATTGATTCCCTCAGTACGTTATGAATAACCAAAAATTTAAGCAAAGATTTAGTTTCTATATGCAATTTTTCAACCTGACAATATTCTAAATATTGCTCATTGATTAAATCAATAAAGGTTAAATTATTTTTTCTTTGTCCTAAGATTTTATAATCAACTACCATTCTTTGACTTTTTCTTTAAAATACTTTTGAACATCCCCAACGCATACGCCACAATTAATATTTTGCTTAACGGTTTGCTCTAAGTCTTTGCCCGCAATTAGTTTGCCGACAAACCTATAATAATAACGCATCAATTTTAATAAATCTAAATGACCAAACCGTATTACAGTATTTTGGTTGCGCTTTACTATTTCTTTTATTTCCTCGCGGTATTCAACGGGAATTTCTCTAATATACATAATTGAATAGTTTTAAAAACTTGCGTTTGCTTTTATCAATTTTTGGTCGCTTCGGCTTCGTTCAATGTCTTGGTCGGTTGTTGCAGTATATACAACCTGAATCCTATCAATGCGCGAATTAACCGCGTTAATTGTGTTTTCCATTGCAACCGTTCTCATTTGCTCATTAACTAACTGGCGGTTTGAATCTGCAATCAATGAAGATGGCGCGCCTACTATACCACCATTCGCAAAATTTGGTATGTTAGCGCGTTTTAAATTTGAATAACCTACCTTTGACTGTTGAGATTTATTTAATACAACCTCTCCCGTTTTAAGCGTTGCTAAAACATTATCCCCGTTTGACAAAGGTTTTATATTTCCTTTGCTTGTTACTCTCCCGCCGTTATTAAATTGAACGACATCTTTGCCCAATATACCCGCAACGCCACCCTCTGCCAAAGGTTGAGCCGCAATTGCAGCCGTTTGTATCGCCCCTAATACCCCAACAATCGCAGCCAAAACGGGGTTGGCTAAATTTGCCGTAACCGCAACCGCAGTATTAATAATAGATTCAATTATTGCCGTTGCTTTTTTGGCTTTCTTTTGCTCGGTTTCAATGCGTTCTTTTTCCTTTGCAAATTCCTCTTGTTTCTTTAATTCATTGTTTATTTGTTCCTCCAAATAACGCGCTTGTAACCCCGTTGCGTTTTGCAATTGTTCCTCTAAAACGGTAACGGCTTCCTCTGATTTTTTAACTTGGTCATCAATCTTTGCCAGTTGAGCCGCAAAGGCTATATCAGCAAATTGGTTTACTAAACCGATAACTTGTTGAGTATAATCCGCAACTTGATTAATTGTATTTTGTAGGTTTTCTAATTTCTTTTGGTCTGAGGCTTTTGCGTCATCAACCCTTTTTTGGTTTTCTGCTTTTTCATTATCGGTTTGTTCCTTTTGTAATTTGGCTAATTCAGTATTCAGTTTTTGCTTGTCCTGAATGATTTGGTTATTAACCTCTTCCTCAGCAAATTTCTTATCGCCTATTGTTTGTAACTCTTTTTCAATCGCGCCCTTTTGAATCGTAAGTAAAGCGTTTTGGTATTCCTTTTCTTTTATTAAACCTTTGGCATATTGTTCCTCAATTTTTAAGGTTTCAAGTTCAGCCAGTTGCTGAATTAATTTTCTTTCATTTTCAATTTTAGCAAACCTTAGTTTTTCCTCAGAATCAAATTGCTCATTATTAATTTTATCCAGTTCGGTAAAATATTGCTGGTTTAAATTAGTCAATGCGCGATTTGTATCAACCTCAACTTGTTCCCTTGTTTTTGCATTTTGCTCAACTAAGGTTTTATACTCAGTTGAATTTTTGCCAAACAATTTTAACGCTTCGTCTTCGCGTTTCTTTTGTTCGTCGGTTATGGTTGTTAAAACATCTTTTATTTCTTGCTTTTCCTTTTCGTTTGCCGTCTTTAATTCAACGCGCCTTTTTTCAAATTCATTTTTGAGGTTATCGGTTATTAACTGCTGGGTCTTTTGTTGTAAATCAATTTGTATTTTGGCTTGTTGCTCTATAAATTTACTTTCGTCCTCAATGAATTTTTGCCTATCTTTTTGCGCTTGTTCAGCCCGTTGTTTTTGTTCCTCAGCATTTTTCTTTTGTTCCTCAGCGCGTTTTTTCTCTGCATTAATTCGGTCTTGTTCTTGTTTTAATGCCGTTGCCTCAGCCTTTGCCTTGTCTTGATTTGCTTTATTTATTTTGTCAATATCGCCCAATACTTGTTTGGAAAAATCGCCTTGACTTTTGCCCGCTTGGTCTGTTTGTTTTGAGAATATACCTAATGCCTCGCCCGCTTGTCTTCCATATTTTATAATTTGTGTAAGCCCTGAAACAATAGTTGTCAAACCAGTATATAAAATTTTTACGGGCGTTAATATTGCATTTATTGCAGCGCCTAATATATCAAATATAGAAACGCTTGAACCTAATTCAGTGTATAATTCACTAAAGGCATCAATAAGCGGTTTTATTGAATTATCATATAAAGGTTTTAATACATTGTCATACAAGTATAAAAACAAATCTATTAAGTACGTTTGAACTGCATTTCCTAAATTTTCAGCAATTGCCCCAAACTCAGCCAAACGTTGCGCCCCGCTAATTTGACTATCTACGAGTTCCTTATTTGTTGAAAGTAATTCTCTTTGTTTATCAGCAAATGCGCCAGTTGCCTGACCAGCGTTTGCATAGGCTTCGGGGTATTCGGCAATATTAGATAAAAACGCATCACTTGATTCCGTACCTCTTACCAAACCGTTTTCAATTTGCTTTATAGCATCGTCAAAACTTACGCCCGTTTTTTCGCTGATTTGTTTTGCTGAATCAATTATTGTTTTTGAATCAACGTCAAAGGTTTTTGATAAGGCGTTTATATCAACCGTAAGCGCATCAAGTTCGTCCCCGCTTGCGCCAGTAAAACCGCGCAATTGTTGCTGGGTAGATTCCAGTTCCTTATTAAATTTATTTAATTCCCCAATGGCTTTAAATATTGCCCCGCCCGCCTTAAATGCCACAAACGCCCCAATGGCAGCAACTCCAAACGCGCCGAGTTTACCCTCTGAATCCTCTAAAATACCAGCGTATCTCCTTAACCCTCTACCCGCTAAATTAAATACCTTTGGGTAGTTTCCAACGTTGCGTTGAAATTGCCCAACCGAGCCGTCAACCTTTTTTAAAGTTTTATCCAGTTCGTCAATTTCTTTTTTTAAAGCCTTTGCCTCTTTTGTCGAACCTTTACCCTCAACCGCTAAATTTTTATAATCCTTGCGTAATCTATTAAGTTTATTACTCAATTGGTCATAACTTCCCAACGCCTTAGATTGTTCCCTGAATGATTTGTTTAAATCAGTTTGTTGTTTTCTTATTGCGGCTTGTTCCGCTTTTAACTTTGCTAATTTTTCGGCGGATTTTGCGTATTCCTCAGTTGAGGTATCTAAGGCGTTCATTTCCTTAGTTGTTTGTTTTATTGCAGCGTTTAAATCATTCAATGATTTTATACCCTCAATATCAATAGTAAAACCGATAACTTTATTTGCCATAACTAAGGTATGTATTTTGTTAAAACTGTTGTATTCTGAATATTATTAACCTCCGTCCCGTCACCCTCTGCGTCATAGGTTAAATATGTTTGCGTACTTCGCTGGTTTACTACGCTAAATGAATTAATCTCATTTAAAATATAATTATCGCCATGTATTTGTACGGCATCCCTAAACGTTAAATTATTAAGCATGAGAATATCCCAAAAAATATTAACCTGAACTTGTTTGCCGTATAGCCTACGAATTAACTCATCCAAATAAAACCGCTCCATTAAACCCTTAACATAAACGCCGTTTACGGTTTCTGAATTAAAAACTAAACTTTGGTTAAATTGGTTAATATAGTCTTGCATATATGCAACGGGGAATGATACAATTATTGTTGCTGGGCTTGCGCCAAATGGATTTTTAATAACTACTTTTGGCGCGTTTGAATAACCATTATAAAAAGCATCTTTAAATAAAATTCTCGGCACTATTTCATAATTTCCCTCGCTTGATAACGGATTTCTTAAATAATTTGTTGACCAAACAAAGGGAACAAAAACGGGCGACGGCGAATTAACATCAGTTATTTCCTCGTCAAAAAATAATAACGTAGGCGCAAAAAAAGGATTCTCAATTACATTTAAACCGTCCTTTAATCTACTTACGGGAAAATTAAACTGAGCGCCAGCCATAGGAACAATTTGTCTCTCATTTAAAGCCTCAACCGTAGGGTCGGAACTATCCTGTTTATAAATTAATTGTATTCTTTGTTCAAAGTCATCCACATTAAATATTTCGCCTGAAATTGACAAATCAACTTTTCGCGTTATATCATTTAATCCCTGATTATAAAACCCTTGTTGAATATTATTATATAATGGGTATGTATAAAGGTAATTATCTGCTGGTTCAATTGTAACCGTCCTTAAAGCAACATCAGTCTCAAAAGTTAAATTAAATAAATGCGCTAAACCTTTAATCAAATCTAAGGCTTTCCAATTTTTATTAATAAGGTATTTTAAATTTAATGTAGTCGGGTCGGTTATTTGCAACTCCCCTATAATTTCAACGGTTGCTTGAAATTGCCCAACTGATATGCCTCCTTGAACAAATTTTAAAGTATCGCCAGCGTTTAAAAATACAACTAAATTTGCCCTTTGCGTCATATCTATATTAGTTGGGGAATCTAAAATAATTACAAAAGGGTTCGCATTAATAATATATGCAAATGCTGGTTGCTGAGTTCCAAAACCAGTTATGCCAGTTAAAACAACAACAAAATCAATTTCAAAATACCCTGAATACGGCGCGGTATAAACGCCCGTTAATTCATTATAAGGGTCGGCGCCAATTGTTGGAAATAAAGTTTGATTATCAAAAATAATAATTTGACCGCCAAAAATAAAACCAACGGGCGCGGTCATATTAGCCTCAACGTTCATGTATTCAATGCCAAAATTAACGTCGGGAATGGGCTTATCATAATCAAAAGGAATAGGCATTATTAATTGCCTAAACCAATCAGTATTCATAAAATTTGAAACTAAATTATACCCTAAACCTAAAAAAATTTTATCAACTATTGTCTTAATAAATAACGCGGGCGTACTCTCTTTAAATGTATCAACCCGACCCAATACCGCCCAATCTTTAAACTTCATAACAAACTGACAAAAGTTATCCCCAACAAAATGAGTATTTCCCCAGTCGGAATAGTTTTGCGTTTTGCTAAGCGTTATATTTCCAAAATCGTATTCATAGATATACTTATTTTTAAGGTCTGAAACCCAATCTATATTGTTGCCATAAAAAGAAACTTTATAAACTAAACCGCGCCAATAAAAACGGTCTTGTTGCGTTGTAACGCTTCGCATCTGAGCCTTACCCTCAAAGAATGGTAAACCGTCAACTATTATACTCGCGGGCAATAAATCCTGATTTTGCAAAGTAACTTCACCCACATCAAAAAACCTTTGAAAAATTAAATCGTTTTGTTTTGTCGCTGGCAACTCAAAGGAATACTCAGAACGCGAACCGCTATTTATAGCAATGCCGTCCCTATCTTTTAAAGCAAAGGTTAAATTTAGATTTACTTCGTTTTGAGGTAAATCAGCAATTAACCCGTCAATATATATTTGAATCCTTGTCATTAATTTTGTTGTATGTTTACAAAATTACTCATTCTAAATACAACCCTTACATTTACCAAAGTATTTGTTTGATTCCAAATTAACTCTGCATTGTCAACCAATACCGCCACAAAACCGCTCTCAATATTAAAATTAAAATATTGATGCATAGGGTCATGCCATTCCATATAAACCTCAGGGCTTGATAATAACTCCATAAGCCAGTAACCCACTTGCGGTAAATAGTATTCGCTTTCAACCTCAAAAACTTTCTCAGCGTTTGAATTGATTTTAAACCTACCTTTGTCAAAGGAACGTATAGGCGCTAAATAAGGTCCTAATTGAAAAGACGCATCCCAACGCGCTGGTATCTGAGCCGTATCACATTGCGCAACCTCTTTGAAAATATTTGTTACTTTGAACGTAAACGCATCAGTACCGCCTAAACGATTAAGCCATAACAAACGCAAATTTTTAGTACAACAATTTTCAATTTCAAAACCGTAAATTCTTGATGA